AGCACTAAGCGTAGTACTTCTCCGTTACAAATCCATACGTTTACACTTAGCTGCTCTGAATCTTTCAACTCACGAGGAATGCGTACACCGTTCTCTTCTAGGATGTCTGTGTCTACATAACCCCAGAACTCTAGGACTTCATAGCGTTCAGGTGCAGTGTTTGACACACTGTCATCTTCCATGTCCTGTTCCCAATACTTCTTATCGTAGGACTCACCTGCAGCAATAGCATTGTCAATTGATTCGTTACGGAAGAAAGGGCGAGACTTCAAGCTACGCATCTGTGAGCGTGTCATACGATGACGCTCTACTACGTACTCAGCCTCATCCATGTTATACGCATCTGGGTCAGGATAGAAGTTCCATATAGATACGTGACTTGTAGACGGTACAGTTTTGATAACAGGATCATACTCACCTGTTTCTCCATCCCAATTAGGGTACTCTTTATCTATAGCAAACGGGCCTTTCATAATACCCGTACCAAATAGTGCCATCTCAAAAGCAGTATGGCGAAGCTGTTTATTAGCTCCGCTCTCTTCTAACTGGTCATGTATTTTCTTTTCCATCTTCTTAGCTGCTACCATAGCAGGATGGAATGTTACTGTATCTTGAGTTGTGCCTGGACCTTCTACGATCTTCTCACCTACAGCCTCAAGTTTATTCTTTAGTGGACCCATGCGTTTCATGCGGTCATACATAGTCTCGCCAGGCTTGAGCTTTTCATCAGGGTCAAACAAGAAGCTGACCTTAGGCTCTTCCTCAAAGGCAGAACGCAAAGGATCTATGGCTTGCTCAGCCTGTGGGTTTATACTTATATGCATAGCTTCAGCTACGCCCTCAGGTAGCGTTGTAGGGTTTACTGTGAGGGGGAACCGTGAGCTACCAAAGAGTACATCTACAATCTGACCATACGCTGCTAGTGTTTTAGTCTTAGTAACTTTAACAAACACACGAGACTTTTCAGTTTCTGTGAATTGTACATCACTACCGTACAAACCTCTGTAGTTACGATATGCACGTAGCCACCGACTTTCATCTATGTATCGTGCATCCTCTGCACGTTTGAAGCGAGACTCTACATAAGACACTACGCTAGAGGCATCTAACTCCTCACCGTCCTGTATAACGGCTACGTCATCTGTTTCAAATAAATCGTCTTGTTCCATATGTTTTAGTATCCAAAGGTTGAATCTGAAGCTTGAAAGCCAGATCTATGTGAAGCAGGATTATAGTCCCACAAAGAACTTCTTGGTCTTGTCATTATACCATACCGTATTGCATCGTACAAGTGGTCTTCTGCATTTGTGTCTACATCTTCAGGGTTTCTCTTGTCCAAAGGAATAGACGGTAGCTGAGCTATAGAATGAGTACAGGTTGAAAAGAACACCAGCCTTGGCTCCTGAGTATACTCATCAACCTGTAAACGGCGGTGTAGCTCGTTTTTACCTGCAACCCTTGAGCCTCGTGAACGGTCCGAAGGCCTCCACCTACATCCCTTTTGGTTCATCTGCTCAGCCAAGGAAGGGCCAGTGTCGCCTCGTTTGTGCCACAGGGAGCTATCCAACACGCCGTACCTTATACTTCCATCACCACTCTCGGCTTCAAGTATCATATCCGCTAAATCAGTAGCTGTAACTTTAGAACAATAAAGCTCTCTGTAAACAACAAGCTGTTCATTGGGTGATACAGCAAACCAGACAACGCCTGTGTAACTTCCGTAGCCGTAGTCGCAAGCTCTAAACTTAGTCCAACTTGCGGGAATTTTAAAAGGCTCCACGACATGTACGGCTCTGTTCCATTCAGGAAAGGCTGCGCCTTCGTTAACATCCCAATTACCCTCTAGTAGTTGCTTACGTTGATGCTCAGGTAATGACAAAAGCATTGCTTCATAGTCGCCACTCTCAGCTAGATATGGGTTGTCAAAGAGGCTGGCAGGTATAAACCTTCTTTTAAACAGGGGTTCACCAGCTTTACTATGCCCTGACGGGAAGCGTAATACCTCACCAGTCTCTATGTTCGTTGCCCAGAAAGGCGTATTAGGTGCCGCTGGATCAATGAACATCTTCTTTACCCAAGCATGTCCGATCCCACCTGGGTTAGTCGTAGCTCGCATGTACAAACCTAAGTCCTTGTTTGCACTACGTAAACGTGAACGCATGTAGTCCCAAGCAAAGGGTGACTGCCACTGCGTCAACTCGTCAAACGCTACATAGTTAAACGCCTGTCCTTGGTAGCGCATAACGTCTGTATCTCTATCCAAGTACGACATCCAAAGTGTACCGCCTCTTGGTGTAGTCCATTGGCTCTTACGCTCAGACCACTTAATTCCTGGTATAGCCTTAGGGTACAACTCTTGGCTTTTCTGTATGAGTTCCCTAAGTTCCTCTGTCGTGTGACGTACAAGTAGACCACTAAAGTCTGGACTGTTCATGTTACGCAGAGGGTCAGCTAATGTAGCGTAACTCTTACCGCCACCCGCTGCTCCACCATATAGTACCTCACGTTCACCTGAAGCTAAGTACTCTGTCTGTGGCCCAGCGTTAGGCTTAAAGACAATGTTCTGTGACTCTTCTACATCATACTCAGGTGGTTTGACCTGCGCTGGGCTGGGTGTCGCTACTATCGGTTCCGTCTTCTTCGTAGACGAAGTAGCCTGTGTAGTTTTTTTCAAGCGCTTCGATTTGTTGTAACGCTTTTTTGAGCCGCTTGGTGTAGTAGCGCTTAATTGCAGCAAGACGCTTTCTTTTTCTTTCGACATCTACTCTCTTCTTCAGACCATCGTGAGTTATACTTTTACCTGACTGAGTAGTCAACCATGCTGATACCTGCCTGAAAGAGTACTGCTTTAAGTGCTTCTTAGCTAACTCTAACAGTTCTAACTCTTTAGGTATAGGGTTCAGCCATTCCTCATCGTCAGGATCAACCTCATAGCCGAAAGGTATGTAGTTGCTAGTACGTGGTATGCGTTGCCAAAGCTTTACCTTAAAAGGTACTTTGGGTAACATCCAGTACTCACTCTGTAGTGGGCGCTCTTTACGTAGCCTCAGAAGCATCTGTGTTCTTAGGGGGAAGTATAAACAAACCACCGCTTGACTCTACTGTCACCCTCTCAGTTTTTACAATACCTGCACGGTCTAGGATCTGTCCTGCAGCTACCATACGCTCCTTGACACCTAACTGGGTAGGATCGTCCAAAGCACTCGCATATGCCACTGCAGCCTTAGGGCCAACCCTTGACATATATGTTTTAGTTGCATCAAAGATTTCATCTTTCAAAGCCTCTACAATAGATGCGGTAGATGATTCAGGGTTATACCCTGCAAGTTTCTTAGCTAGTACAACGTCACCACCAGCCTCTTCAAAGAGAACCTCTAAGAACTTACTTTGTTTTTCTGTAAGGTTTCGTTTCATTTTACTTTCCTGTAGGCTCTGGTTTTCTTTGCAATCTTCTTAGGTTGAGCCACAAACTGCTTACCTGCCTTAGTGCCTTTTCGTTTAGCTCTGGTTGTAGCGGCGTACTCAGAATCGCTAAGAGACTTAATAGCCGAAGTAGGTAGATAACGCTCACCAGTTTTAGCACTAGGCTTGCCACTCTTAGTACGCCACTTCTGTTTAGTCCAAGACTTTAAACTCTTTTGAGATTTAGCAAGGGCCATTACTTATAGCCCCCGCCTTTTGCTTTATACTGCTTTGCAACCATCTGGGCTTTCCTAGCGCTCCATTGTCCGGGCTTTCCACCTTTCCCACCAGCTTTAACGGAAGCAACGAGGCGCTTCCGCATACTAGGCTTAGTATAATTACCCGCTGCATTAACCGTAGACTTTTTGCCTGACTTCGCCACGACTGATCCCCATATCATGCAGCTCTTTGTCACTCAAATTCATGAGTATCCAGTAGTCTGCTCTTCGTTGTTGATTCTCTTGGAACCGCTTTAATAGTTTAGTAAACATTGCACTATCTCCTTTTATTGGGTGCGGAGATAGTTATACCACAAATGTTAGCGCTATACTACATACAATATTGCATAGCCGTTATTACGTAAGCACAGTAAATTACGTAAACGGAGTCGCTGCAGTACCGTCACCAAATAGATGACCAGTTACAACCCACTTAGAATCAGTAATACAGGTGTACTTAATCATACCGCCAATGAAACGGCCTTTGGTATCGCCATCAGCTACAATCTGGTGATCTGCTGCTGCAGGACAAGCAAAAGCTAATGTGTCAATGTTTTCGTTTAACGCTGCTAAACCACCGACTTCATCTTTGTCGATCATTGTAATCATGCCTTGCAAGGTATCTGAGCTAGAGTCTGCATTAATTGTCATTGTTCCTGTAAAC